TCCTTGGATCACACCCGTGATAGGCAACTTTGATAGGTAATCGTATGCAGCAACCAACTTAGGATGCACACCAGTGCCGCCATACCATAGGTCAATCTCTTCATGGGAGTAGCATACCTTAGGTTCGGTCTTAGCAAAGACAGACTTGGTTCCAACAAAGAACATGTCCGTCTCAGGGTCTATGCCACAGATGATAGCAGGAGCACCATCCCACTTCACAGTAACCTTAGTATTACCACCACCACTACCAGTGGTTAGCATACCTTTTAGACCCTCCAAGAATGCAAGTGCATTCTGAGCACCAGCATATCCATTATTGAAGATATCATCTTCGAGGTGTTCGAGGTGTGTGTTCTTACTCATGGTTGTACTCCGACTTTATCGCGGTAAGGGTTGCCAATAGATGATTTCTCTCTGAGGTGGTACTGGTCTGTGGGTTTGAGGTTGTTCTTCAAGTGGTTTTCCATGTAGAAGACTGGCATTCCTTTGTTCGTAGCGAACTTGTAGTAGGTGACCTCCTTCATAACAAAGTGCTCAATGACCTCACGATACACCAGTCCTCCATCCTTGCTGATCTTTCGTAACATCATTTGACAGATGAGAGAGGCGATGCCAACTTTGCCACTACTGTGCTTGGGTGCTTCCCAGTAGTCCTTAGCATCATTATAATACATCTCTGCCAGTTTCAACCAGGAGGCTTGTGCCGCTTTGACATCTGATTCCTTAGGGTCACCACCCTTCACCATAGCATCAATGTTTTTGACCACCTCTGTGGGTAATTTTGTCTTTAATTTAAGGTCCTTAGCAATCAATTCCAGTGCAAGGAAAGAACCATCCTTCACTTTGTTCTCAGCAAGAACTTCTAAGATCTTAAACTCAACAGTCTTCTTATATTTCTCAACCCAATCATCTTTCTTACCATCAATCTGTTTCTTATTGATAAGAGAAATAATATCCTGAGGTTTAACTACGTTAGTTGTCTTACTGATCTTCTTAACGGAGAAGGGGTATGACGTATTTTCCTCATCAAATATAACAAAGTCAATCAGTGGTTCATTACCAGCAGCAGGTAGGAACACCTGTGCATTCTTCTTATTTAACCTACCATACCCTAGTTTATCTAAGTCAGCAGCACCACGTTCCAATACACATAGTGGAGCAGTAATCTCAGAGAAATCTTTCTCCACGTTATTCATAATATCAATGTATTCTGATGCTGCTAAGTCTGCATATGCTTTAAGTAGTTCCTTCTTCTCAGTAGCACCATGCTCCATACAAAAATCAGTTAGTTCAATTAGATACTCTTTGATTACCAGTTGAAGATCATCCCTTTTCTTAATAGCAGCGATGACTTTCTTATAGTAAGTATCAAAAGACATCTTAGTATCCATAGGAATGTCAAACGCCTGAGGTTTTAACTCAGGCATCTTCTTCTTACCTGTGGCAGACCTAGGTTTGCCTAACAAAGGAGTAGAGATCCACCCCGACTTGTCATTCTGATACAAGACTTCTATTCTGGCCTGGTAGTTACCACCTTTGATGGGTTTAACATGAACACCATCACCCTTAGCGATAACTCCTACCTTTGTTTTACTCTGAGCACCATCGTATACAACGATCTCTTTCTTAGATACAATCTCAAATCCTTTTTGGTAATGACGTTTGTAGTCATCCCATGCTTCTTTAATCGATCTTGCCATCTTCTAGGCACTGATTATCCAAACTATTTAGATAATCTCTTTCATTCTGATATGGTTTCTCTTGACCTGTCCACAGTTTATATCCCTGCACTACCTCTGGGACTAACCACTGGTCCACTCGATAGCAAGACATCCAGTTGACTGGTTGAATACAATTCATAACAACCACTTGAAAGAATGCTACCAAGTGAATCCAGAGGGAGAGCATTAGATGTCACCTTCCACACGGTTCTCAGACTCTTCGATAGAGAAACTACCTTCGGAGTAACGTGCAGCAAGTTTCAGAGAGTTGACATACAGAACATGATCAAAGGTCACTTCTAGTGCATGACATGCTTGTGCTGCATACCATAGAATGTCACCAAGTTCTTTGATGAGATGTTCTTTGTTAGCATCATTCCAGGGTTTGCCTTGGAACTTCAACTTCTTCACAATCTCTGCAAACTCACCTGACTCAGCAGTCAGACCAGCAGCAGCGGTGTCAAGACGAGCAATGTTACAACCATCTTCATGGAGTTGACGAAGACGTTCGATGTATGCAACCTGATCCTTGCTTGGTTTGGAGCAGGTATCATCAGCAAAGTGCAGATACTTATCAAGATCCACACGGAAACGTTCTTCTTTCTTCTTATTCTTTTCTGCTTCCTTCTCTTTGATCTTCTCAGCAGTCACCCATGCATTGAAACCCTTCTTATTGATGAAATCCTCAGGAGTTTTAGGAGTATCCTCCTGCATATCTTCAAGTTTATCCTGCATACCGTCCTTGATATCTTGGGCAGTATTAGAAAGTTTCTCTGCTGCTGCTGAGGCAGCATCATTACTCTCAAAATTAACGTTAACGTCGTTGTCGCGGGATCTTTTGTTAGCGGAGTCGGTCATACGTGCCAAGTGTCAAATTTACTTTGTGTTTTTGTTTCAAGGAACTTATCCTCAATGCCCTGACCAGAGTCAAGGATGTTGTCTTGTTCAGACTGATCACAATCATACAGTCTCATCTTCGCTCTGTCAATACCTATGATGAAACGTTTGTTCATTGTCGGATCATTGTATCTATTCTTCAATTGTTTGACCATAATCTGACCTGTTGCTTCCAAATCCTCAGTAGAGATGAGAGCAAACATCAAGTCAGCAGTGGCAGGAAGACCAAATGATTCTGATGTGTCAGTAAGATCAACATCAGAACTACCATAACCAGACCTAGTGGTCTGTGTAGCAGTCATAATAGGTACATCCATCTCAACAGCAAGACCACGTAGTTCTTCTGCAATACCTTTGATGAAAGTATAGGAGTTCACCACAGCATTCTTGTAACGTGCAGAGGCACAGATGTTTAGGTAGTCAATGAAGATGATATCAGGAGCGAAACCACGCTTCATACTCAGTTCATTCAAGAGAGACTTGAAGTGATTGACGTGAGCAGATGCAGTAGGGTATTCCTTAATCACTAAGCGACCTTGGGTCTGCTTAGCAATCTTATCTACTTTTGTTCGGAACTGTTGTTTCGTGAAGAGAGGGTCCGAGAGTTGCTTGATGTTGATGTCCAGGAGGTTGGCGTCAATTCGTTCAGCAATCTTCTCCTCTGCCATTTCAAGTGTAATATAGAGTACGTTCCTGCCTTGCAAGAGGGCGGCACTAGCCATATGGCACATGAATAGACTTTTCCCGACACCCGTTCCAGCAAGAGCGACATTGAGAGTCTTGCGAGGCAAACCACCTTTTGTGATTTTGTTGAAATATTCGAGATCAAAGGGAATCTTGTCGTGCGTTTGGTGGTAAAAGTCATAGCGGTCGTCGGAGTCTAGTAAGTAATCATGTCCCACAGTATCATCAAAGCATGTACCTAATGCTTCTGCCATGATGTGGGGAATGGCATCTTTGGTGCGAGTCTTGTCTTGACCATCAGCAATCTTAATAGACTCCATCAGTGCAAGATAGATCGAACGTTCTTTACACCACTTCTCAGTAGTATTCAGTAACCATTCATCATTATATTGTGTGTCATCAATCCTGGTATCAAGGAATGATTCGATATCTTTTATGATATCCTCACTCAAATCTCGTCGCTTTTCAATCTCAATTTTGAGAGCAGTAGTCTCAGGAATAGTATTGTATTCCGTTACATAATCATTTATCTGATGAAACAATACCTGGTGTGGTTGGTGATCAAAGTATTCATCTTTTAGGAAAGGGAGTACAGATCTACAATAGTTTTCATCACGTATAAGTTTACTGAGAGTAATTTCTTCAATCTTTTGCATTAAATGTAGTGTAGATAGGTACCAATGATGTGTTTATTTTGTTTCAATGGTGGTAGTCCTGCATGAGGATAGGTCCATGTGGGTGGGAACACCAGACATCGACCTGCTACTGGTTTAATTTTGATTCCCATCTTAGTAAACCACGTTTCACCACCCTCGTCAACGTCATTCAGATAGAAGAACAATGCAAGGAACCTCCTAGCACTACTGTGGTCACCAACATCAACGTGAGGATCAAAACGATCATCATCTTCTGCAATGTACTTCTTCAAACGAATCTGTTCAAGTGCATTCTCTGCTGGCCATGCTGATCGACTATCAGTGTCTTCCATATACTGTTCAGACACATCTTTGATTGCTTCAATCAGACGATTGTGAACCTTACCCCAGATAGAATCAGGATTGTTCTGAGCATAGTCAGTCACATTGAACTGATGAAACTGTGGACGACCATCACGGTCCCAGTATTCCCACTGAACATCTCTGGAAGACTCCATGATGTTCTTAACAAGATTATCATCAAGAACATTATCATATGTTCTGATGTAGTGATCATGCTCCATAACTGAACTCCTTTTGTGCGACCTCATCTAGTGCTTGCATTACTTCTGGGGTGAAATACTTCTCAGGATCTTTGAGAATCTGTTTAGAATAAAGAGAAACGTCCCCCATCTTATAACGGTTACCCACACGCTCGAAGACTCCGTGCTTCTCACCCAGTTCCAGTAGTCCATAATACTTGTCAAGTCCACGCTCGTCATAGAATAGGCGTGTCTCGATCTTAGCGTTCTCCTTAGTGAATCGTGACTTCTTGGTTTCGCATTTGATGATGTTGCCGATCACCTCTTTACCATCCTTCTCCTTAGACTTGGATAAGAATATAATAGACGATGCAGCGTACTTCAAACCACTACCACCACCCATTTCTTTCATTGGCACATAGGCACCGATGACATCATAGGTGTGATTGGTAACAATCATAGGTACATTCGCCTTACCAAGTTTCAGTGTGAGTACACGGAAGATAGACTTGACGATCTGAGAGCGAGTCATGTCACGAGTCTCAGAACCTGCCTCAGCATCTGTGACTTCCTTGGTAGTTGATAGCATACCAAGTGAGTCTAGACAGAACATCAGAGGTTTGCGTTCCTCAGGTTTCTGTTCTAGATACTTATCAACAATCTTGATTGCTTGTGTACGAAACTCTTGCACTGTAACAACAGGAACGATCATCATACGCTTTGAATCGATACCACGACTCTCGATCATGTCACGAGAGATTGCAGACTCGGACTCAAAATATATGCATCCAGCATCTGGATCAGAATCAAGGAAATTACGAACGATAGCGAGAGTAAAAAAAGTCTTTCCCGTGCTTGATTCACCAGCAATAGCCGTAATCTTATTGGAAGGAACACCACCAAAAAGAGACCCACTAACGACGGCGTTAAATAGATAGCACCCAGTATCAACGAAAGATGCAACATCGCCAGCAGCGACCCCTTCGTTAACAATACCAGCATACTCATTGCCGATCTCCTTTACTACATCATTAAGAAAACTCATCCGAATAAAAACTCCAAAGTGTTACGTTGTTCTGTGGACCATCCTACCGTCGTCAGTATAACACGGACTGGACGTAAAAAGGACTTCTCAAATTGTTCATCATAATCTATCGATGAGTGGACATTAAACTCTTTGGGTAGAGTCTGGAAGAATGAGATAACATTCTCACCAATCCTGTTTGGTTTACGTAGATAGATGTACTTGATCTTCTCACCCTCCTGAATCAGGGGATACTTGTGAGTAAGATTTAATTTCTTGCAATAGTGATTGTATAGCAAGGAACCTCTGACATGCATAGGACATCCAGAACCATAGATGTTCCTAGGTGAAGAGAATTTACTTATGTTATTACATCCACGAGGGAATGCAATCTCTTCAAGAGGGAGACTTTCAAACTTACGCCTGAACTGTGCAATATACTTCTGGATATCTGCTTCTGTACCATTCATAACAACATTAAGTGCTTCCTTAATTGCAGTACGACATGGTGCAGGTGTAGAAGACTTAACTGCTTCGATACCCATGATCTTTAACTTAGGTTTCTCATACCTAACACCCTCACTGTCCCATACATTGAGCAGGTATCGTTTCTTTGCAGTCCAGATACCACGATCAGCGATGTTCTCTCGCTTCATTTGCATCTTTTGATCATATGCCGAAACATACGACGCCAGGTTTTGATACGATTGTTCAATAAAAGGTTCCAGTTTCTCCTGACAGATCTTGTCAAGTAAGGAAACAGTTGCTGCTTTATCGTTAGACTTACCACTAAGAAATTTAGTAACAAGAGGTCCAAGATTAAGATAGATTGAATCGGTGTCAGATGCAATGACATAATCTACCTCCTCTGTTTGCAATATTTTATTTAGGTATCCGTTGACATCGGATTCGATCCATCTAATCGAGACTTGCCCCGAGAGAGTAATCGCCTCAGCATTTGCCAGATTGAAGTATCGGAAGTATTGGTTTCCGATGGCACCATAGGCACTGTTGAGTTGGATCTTTCTTGCCATTTGGATATTGGTGTATCTTGCAATATCTTTTTGTAGTGCCACGGTTTCCTTAGGTGTGGTGGCATTTTCAAGAGACTGCTTAGCGTGAAGCATTCTCTTCTTGTATATGGTCCGTTCATCGTAGATCCTTTGCATCATTTCAGGTAGGAAACCATGTATATCTTTACGGTACTGAGCACCGTTAGCACACACAGCATACTCTCCACTGATCTCAACCTCCTTGTTCAGCAGTTTGTCAACAGACACCGATGGGTGTCGCCTCTCAACCAGAGTTTCTGGTGAGATGTTGTACTGCATGATGAGGTGAGGGTACAGAGAGTTAAGGTCAAAGGACACCACCCAGTCGTAAGCACCTGGTATGGGTTCTTTAACATACGCACCAGCATACTGATCATTCTTTTGTGTACTGATCTTAGGTGGAACCACAATGTTACGCTTCTTCAAGTCATTGTAGATGAGGGTGTCCCACATCCTGACCTGAGAATAGACATCACTGAGGTTAACCTTAGCGTCATACGCAAGAGTTAATGCCAGTTCGATGAGTTTCATCTTGTCTTCTAGACGGTCAACGAGTTCCACGTCAACGATGTTGTACTCAACAAACTTTTGCCAGTCTTTTGTATAGAACTCTTTAAAGTTCTGGTATTCACTGTGGTCAATCTTTGCTTGACCCAGTTCTACATTTGCAATGTGATCTAGACGATAAGATTCCTGTGCAGAATAAGTGAACTTCTTGTACAGATCTAGGTAATCTAGAATTGTGACACCATTGATTTCATATGAGATGTGCTTACGACCCATCATCTCAATTTCACGTTCCATCACACGGTTCCAGGGGGAGAGACCTTTCTTCCAAGTCTCTCCTAGCACCCGTTCAAATCGACGACAGATGTAAGGAATATCATACAGGTTGCAGTTCCAACCAGTGATAATATCAGGAGTGTTTTGAGACCACCAAGCATGAAAGTCCTCCAACATTTCTACTTCCTTCCAAAAGACACGATACTCCGTGTCCTTCGGTGTAAATTCCCTCGTACCCCAAGTTATCACCTCCTTGGTAGCAAGATTCTTCATAGTAATACAAAGTATCTCTTCTTGACACGCCTCTACTGAGGGGAATCCATTGTCACAACCAACTTCGATGTCAATCGTATAGATCTTCATCGCGTTCATATCGAAACGAATCTCATCAGGGAACTTGTCAGCGATGAATTGATACACGAACCTATCATACCCATGCACTTCCAACCCATCAACGTCAGTATACTTCTCGATAAACTTTCGAGCATCCCTAGCACCGTCAAAGTGTTTAGGATGAGCATACCTACCATCAAGAGTCTTATACTTAGACTCCTTGGTCTGGTTGTTAGGAACGAAGTACAGGGTAGGACGGCATTTCTCTCGGTACTCAACGGGTTCACCGTTGTTGTATCCCCGATACAGGATAACATCACCGAGTAGAATCACATCCGTGTAAAACTGCATCAACTAACCATCGATTTATACTTGCCCACCAGAGCGGCAGACGGATCTAGTATAGTAAAGATCAGGTCAGAAGTCAAGAACACATCTCGCTGATCTGTGTGCAGAGGATACTCATTGAGTTCCCCGTCAGGAGTGACACGAAAGCAGTCTTCAAGTAGTAGACTCGGTTCCTCGTCCAGTTCCGTCAGTTTCCCCAGCAGGTACGTGCTCGGATCGTTCTTCAACAACAGTAATTTCAGCATCGGAAGCAGTTAGTTCGTTATATTTTTCGATCAGTTGATCGATAGGGTTGTAAATGAAAGTGACAGAGGGAATAGGAATGTAAATATGTGAGTTCTTAGAGAACGGTACATATGCAGTGAACTCCATGTCAATGGTATCAAGAGTCTTTGATGTCTCCTGCAAGGATGGTTCTTCAAAAAGATTATGATTCTCTTGAATCACCACAGTGTAAGGTTTTTCTAACTTATATGCTAGTGGTGGACCTTCCTTGCTGTCACGCATTTCATACACATCAGCGATTACGTCCTCGCCGTTTTGCATTCTTACGATTCTTACGCTCATAGTCTTTCTCCATCAATTGTTCATAAGTGTACTTTACCATATCAGTAAAGGCACGTCTAGCAGTAATGTTTTTAGTGTCTGCTAGGACGTGAACGTACTGCATAAAGTGATCCATATCCTCAGGGGATAGATCAAGAGTGAGTGTCTCACTCTTTTCTGCGTATGCAGGACACAGGTTAACATACATGTTCATGATTTACCTCAAACAAAAAGAGACCCCACGAGGTCTCTTTGGTTGTACATTATATAGGTAGTTTAATCATACGAACTACCATAACTGATGCAGGTCTTTTTGTTTTCTGCTGATGATCTACACCACTGTCTCACATAGGCATCTGCATCCTGCTCCATGGAGAAGTGGGCATGGTTATGAAGCATTCCTATCAGTGCTATCATCCCCAGCAGCGTCAGGGAGGTCATCGTTCCTGGATTCGTTAGGAATTTGAGGACGAATTTCATAAATCTTTAACTTCTGATGGTCAGGAATGATCTTCTGCAATTCTATCACAAGCAATCCATTTGTAAACGTGACTGTACCGATCTCCACATCATCAGAAAGGTTGAACCCCCTAGCAAATGTCCTAGTGCTGACACCCCTATGCAGATACTCATCTTCACCCTTTGCTTTTGGTGAGACGGATCTAATCAGCAGTACATTTGACTCAGTGGTGACTTCCACCTCATCTGGTGCCCATCCAGCAAGTGCCATTTCAATACGCCACTTGATGTTTGATTCCCTCACCAGATTATATGGTGGATATGCCTCATTGACACTACCCATTCCATATGAATGTAACCTATACATAACATCGTCTAACCCGATGCTATATTTCTCAACCGCATCCACTACGGCATTAAGATCTTTATGAGAAAACTTCCTCAGTCCAGTCATGTAACTACTCCTTTTAAAGCGAGATTGTATTGTGTGATCCCCGAAGGCAATCAAATTTATTTATAACAAACAAAAAAAATACGGGGTGGTGAACCCCGTACTTATCATGCAACTCGCTCTACCATATATCCATGTTCGCGACGGTCAGCGTTGAAACGCTTGGTGGTTCTCCAACGCCTACCATGCAACATGGTTTTAGGTGGCGTTGCAGGGCGTCCTTTGCCTTCATCCCAATCAGATTTGGAAACTGGTTTCCAGAACCAGTCACCAATGTTGTATGAATCATCGATCCAAGGATAAGAGAATCCACGACCACGAGTCTCTGCCTGAATCATAGACTGACGCAGACGTTCGTTGCCCCTTACGTATGCAAACTTGGTATTAACGGGGTTGGGATCGGTGGAATCGGTTGCTGTGAATAGGTTTGTGGGAGTTGTGGTCATGTGATATTAGGTGTCTTTGACCCCTGTATTATACGTAGTTACAAAGGTCCTGTCAAGAGGTTTAAAAGACCTAAATAGAACTAGTTCCTACCATCGAGACGATGAAGAAATTTCTTCCTCTCGTTATGCTTCTGATGACTGCTAGCGTTGCTAACGCTGGTGGACTTGTATCAAAACATGCCGCAAGTGTCCAACTCACCGTTGATTCAGCACGAACTCAGGCAACTAGAATTGGTTCATCGTTTAGTATCTCAGGTACAAATATCGATACTACTGACGGAACTACTGCTCACACAGTTTCCGCTGGTACTATCACCTCTGGCATCTATGCTCCTGGTACTATCTCTGCCACACAGGATACAGCAGGTTCGGCCTTCTCGTTCAGTCAGTCATATACACAGGCTGATGCAGTTCCAACTGCTGCTCCAACGGTAGGTGACGTTCCTAACTTCTCAAACACCACTTCTTATACTGCTGGTACAGCAGGGTCATTAGCAGGTACTGTGACATCTGCGGGTATGATCACCGTGACGGCTGGTGGGGCTGGCACGACAGCAACAGGGCAATACGTGAGTGAGATCACTGTAATTGACTGAGGTTAGTGATGAAAAATACGATCATCTCGTGTGCGATTGTTGCGGTGGGTGCAAGTGTCACACTTGTTCCTGCCCAGGCGGTCCCCGTGGTCCCAAATTTTACTCAGGGATCCATGACGAGCCACACGGAGACAACACAGACTATAACTGAGTCTATAAATAGCATGGACTACAACACTGGATATCAGTATTCTGCTACTGGTTCTGGTATCACCGCTAATGGCAACCTTTCCCCAGGGACAGGTGCCAGTAATGTAACTATTGACGGAGTGACTTCTTCATGGACAGGAGTGAACAACAGACCGACGTTTACACAAACAACACCTGGCGCAGCGTTTCAGTTTACAGAAACTTATCAAGGCCCAGGTTTAAGCAATCAAACAATTATAAACAGAACAACCGAGGTTACAAGCATAACCGATACCACAAGTATCTTCTCGCAGTAACCCTTTTATTTGCTAATCCTTCTTATGCTGAAACTGTTGGTGGTGTGTCTGCTACTGCTTCTCCTGTGGCTAATAGTTCAGGCTCCGTTACAAACCAAGCCATTCAAGTCCTTCAAGGACCTTACATTACAAACACATACGGAAGTGGTATACAATGTCAAGGTCCCACTCGCAACTTCACCCCCTATGTAACAGGATCTGCTTCTGCATCTAAACCATACGAACCATACTTTAATGATCCTGTGTATGATATCAGTGATCTAAATGAAGACGGTTTGATAGACAATCCAGGAGACATCCTCTTCCATAAGAAAACACGTACTGGACAGAAAGATAATTATAGTTTAGGTGTAGGGTTCTCTATGACATGGAGTACACCCATTGATAAGAAGTTGCAGGACCAATGTAAGGAAGCGGCAGCAGCAAGTATTGATTTGCTACAACAAACTGCTGCCAATAAAAGATTAGACTTTGAGATTGCAAGATTAAAAAATTGTGGATCTCTTATGAAGGAAGGAATCATGTTCCACCCCAAGAGCCCTTACTATAAAATATGTGCCGATGTCGTGGTGATGAATGTGAATCAGATTAAAGATCACAGACATACTA